GCCGTCGGCAACGGCGACCTCTGCCTCATTTGAGAAAGGCTTGAGCTCGATCGACATTAGATGTCGGTCTCAGTCGCCGCGCCGGTGAAGCGGACGGTGAGCGTCGCTTCCATGCGGTTGTCGATCGGCGCGCTGCGCTTGTACTGCTTGCCGATCACGTTGACGTCGATCTCGTAATAGGTCGTGTCTGGCTGCAGGATCTGGACGCGAAAGGCGCGCGTGGCACCCGTCGCAACGAGATCGCGGCAAAGCGCGTCGGTGGCCGAGCCAGGGACATAGTTCATCACAATGTCGCCAGTGCCGCCGTCGATCAGGCCGGAGATATATTCCTCGCGGCGGCCGGGCGAGAGCAGGTGCGTCGCCTTCACGTCCGCGATCATGTCCTCGGGGAACGGGAATGCCGTCACCTCGACAAGCTGCTGGAGAACGGCGCTGCCGTCCGCCAGGTACACTTTCGCGCCCCAACCAATGGTTGCGTTGGTCATAGTTCACCTCTTGAGTTGTGGAATGCCTTGCCGAAGGGCTGAAGAGGCGGGGATCAGGCCGCCGGAGCGTGCCAGATCGTGAAGTCGATGCGCTCGCGGTAAACGATGCCGGTCTCGATGCTCTCGAATGACGAAGCGAGCCGATCCACGAACGAGCGCTGAAACGATGTCGCGCCGACGATGGCGACCGGGACAAGCGCCGCGATTACGAGCTCGCGAAGATCCCGCGCCTGCTTTTTGTCGTCCGCCCAAACATCAGCCTGAACCTGCGTCCCCCGCAGATCCTGAAAGCCCTGCATATGCTGCGGCCTGGCGTCGTCGATGTAGTCCAGCGTGATCGCCGGCAACGCCGATGCTTGCGGCCTGTCGCCCCATGCGATCGAGCCGCGTTTGGCGAGCGCCGAAATGCCGGCGTCCGCGAGGAGGCGGGCGCGAAGGTCTTCTTCCATCGCCTCACCTCGCCGCTAGTCGGGCCGTCTTTGCCGCGGCTCTGAGCGCAGCGCTGTCGATCTGCAGCCACATGTAGAAGCCGAGATCAGTCTGCGCCCGGTCGTGCGTCGCTTCCCAGGCTGGCCGCATGAAGGGCTGCGGCCTGTCCTTGAAGCTGCCGAACTCCATTTCAATGTCGTGCTGATGCCCGGCGGTGCGCGTCGGGCCGACATAGACGGTGACGTCGCCAGGCATGGCGAACGGGTTGTTCTGATGCGAGGCCGTCTTGCTGCTGACCTCGATCACTTCGCGCAGGTGCGGCGCCGGGTCGTTTTCGTCGTACGGTGCCAGCGCACTTGCCCGCCCGCGCATCGGCTCGGCGGCCTGTGCCAGCGCCCGCCGAACGACGTTTTTCTGCGTCGCCGTCTTCACCAATTCCTTGAGCGCCGCCTCGAGATCGGCAGCGCCTTCGAACTTAGCCTGCAGGCTCACTGTCGGCCTGCGCGGCCCCGGTGATCACGATCTCGTCGCGCCTCACCTCTTCGGTGTTCGTGATGTCGTAAACGTGGCCGCGGTAGCGCAGCCGGTGCTGTTTTGGGTCGAGCGTGAAGGCGCTCGGGCGGCGAATGCGGAATTTCTGCGTCTGAAACGCGGTACGCTGACCCGCAGCGATCTTCTCGGCGCCGGACAGCGGCACAAGGGCGGCCTTGCGGTCACACAGCCGTGTCCAGCCTTGCTTGACGCGCAGGCCGTCGTCCTCGTCAGGCCCGAGCTGCTCAATCGTGATTTTACGATCGAGCAGCCCTGCCTGCATCAAGGAATTGTCGGCTTGCATTAGAGCGAGACGCCCGCCGACTGAATGTTGAGGTTGATCTGCGTCGCATTGATCGCGAAGCCGAGGAACGAGGGGAAGCAGCCCGTCACCATGTCAGCGACCGGGCAGACGCCGCCGGGATTGGCCGACAGGTAATAGCCGACGCCAGGCGTCACCGCGGTGCCGATCGTCACGGGTCCCGAGGTCTGCACCGTGATCGGCTGACCGCTGGCCGCATTGTCGAGCGCGACGCCGAACGGAACACGAGCCGCCGCGGTGCCGCTGTTGCAGTCGGCCAGCTTGAAGGTGTTCGTGGCGCTGTCGAGATAGACAACCTGGCCGGCAGTGATCGCCGCACCGGCAATGCCTTGGGTCTTCGTGGCGTTCGTGCCGGGAACGACGTTTGCAGCAGTGATGACTAGGTCCGCCAATGTTTCTCTCCTACAGGAGCAGGGAGACACGGCCTCCCTTGCTGATGTTTTCTTTCGCCCAAAGCGGACGCAAGTTCGTCAGAGCCCACGCCCGCGCGAAGTCGGGATCCGAAGGCTCGGAATAGTTGAAGCTCGCCAGCGGCACGATGTGATCGACGTGCCACTTGCCGTAATTTTCCCAGCCCATCCCGCGCCGAAACTGGCGCTCAAGGTGAACAATTAATTCTTCGACGGTGAACTTCAGAAGCGAGAACGCAGCCTCGCCATTCTTGCGGCCTCGCAATGCCCTATGCAGTGCGCGCGCCACGTTGTTCTGCAGCTTGCCTTTGGCGGTCGCGCGATGCCGGCGCATCGCCTCTCGCGTAAGCGCACGATGCTTGTCGAGATTGTTCTCAATCCATTTCTTGCTCAGCTCCGCGCGCCTTGCGCGGGTGCGAAAATGATATTCACGCTGATAAGCAACCCGGCGCTCAGTCGTGAAATAACCGTTGGAGCGGCGAGCATCTTTGCCAAGTCGCTCGTACCAACTCTTCGTGTATTCTCTTCGGCACTGCTTGCAGCGTGCGCTCAGGCGGTCTTTTGTCGACCTGTCGCTACTAAATTCCGCGAGCGCCTTTGTTGTATCGCACCTGCTGCAATACTTTGTTTCCATGACTGAAGGCTAGACGCAGAAACGGCAGATTTCCAGCGTATTTATGACCTTCGGAAGTTGGCGAGTAGTGCGTCGGAAGCGTTCGGCAGCGGATCGAACCGCCCGCCGATGAGGAAATCTTGCCGCGTGTCGAACCACTGAGCGAGCATCAGCCGCATGGCTTGCATGATCGGCTTCGGCACGACGGTGTAGCCGACAACAGCGCTGACCTGGACGGCGTCTTCGGCAACGCGCGTCGACGGCCACTGCTTGTTGTAGGCCAGCCGAAGGCGCGGCCGCAGGACGTCAGCGCTGACGTTCACGAATTCATAGGTCGCCGGATCGAGCGTCTGCAGCACCCCGTTCGTGTCGAGATATTGCACCTGCGTGATCGACTGCACCGGCGCTTGCGTCAGGTTCTGCAGGCCGGTGAAGCACGTGAACGTCATCGTGACGGCCGCCGGGACAAGCCGGATGCCGCAATATTTCTCGACATGCTCGCGCGTCGTTTGAATCTGATCGAGGATCGTGTCGTCCTCGTCGTCATCTTCATAGCGGATCCACGACTTCGCCATCGCCAGCGTGACCGGCTCTTCGCCGATCGGCAGGATGGCCGTCTCACTGTAGGTCCGTCCGGCGCTCGTCGTGATGAGGCAGGTGATGATGCCAGGCGTGCCGAGCGTGCCGCCCTGCAGCCAAACCTGAACCTGCGTCCCGTTGATCGCATCGCTGTTCTTCGTGACGCCCGAGACGGTGACGGTGCGCGTGGCGATCGTCTCGCCGCCCTTCACGTCGAGCACGCCCGCGAATTCGAAGGCGAAGTCCTCGACCTCTGCCGGAGCCTTGGCGGGCCAGTAAATCATCCGACCCTCCCTGCTCTTGCTACCATGCCCGTTCGCGGCGTCCGTCCAGCTGCGGCGATCCGGCCGCGCTGGTGAGCCTGCCCGAGCCTCGCCTGCCGGAAGCCCGACACGTCGCGGTGCGGCCGCAGCACTATCGCCACTCGGCCTGCAGGACGGCTTGCCGGGAACGTCCCGATGACGGCGTTGTCGAGCGCGTCACCAGCCGTTGCCTGCTCACCGAGCGCCGCCGCCGCAGTCTCGGCTGCCGTCAGAGTGTCATTGGCGGCGACTGTCTCGCCAACCGCCGCTGAGAAACTCGTCGCGGCCGTTTCACTCTCGCCCGCCCCGGCAGTCTCGCCGAGCGTCGCCGCTTCGACATTGCCACCAGAAACCGCGCCTGAGGCCGCCACAGCCTCACTGAGCGTCGATTGCGCGGTTTGGGCGCTCGTGATGCCCGCGCCAGCCGAAACCGCTTCAGAGAGGCTTGCAGAGGCCGTCTGCGTGCTGCTTCCCGCGTCGGTTGCCGTCGAGCCTTCAGAAACCGCCGACCCGATGACCAGGCCGACACCGAGCGAAGCAGCCGAAGCGAGGCTTTCGCTCAGCGTGTCGTTGTAAGTCGTCGCGCCGGTCGAAACCGTGGCACCGGCCGCTGCACTCTCGCCGAGCGTGTTCGGCATGGTCGCCGAACTTGTCTCAGCATCCGCAGCCGTGGCGCTTTCCGAAAGCGTGTTCGGCGCAACCTGCGCGCTGCTCTCGGCGTCTGCCGCCGCTGCGGTCTCACTGACCGCCGGCGCCCAAGTAACCTGTGTTGCCAGTGCGGCGCCGCTGGCCGCTGTTTCGTTCAGGCTCGAAGCGATCGTGACGCCGCCCGAGAAGCTCGCGGCCGAAGCGGCGGTCTCGGTGATGGAGTCGTTATACGTCGTCGCGCCAGAGGTCTCGGTGTCAGCCGGAGTCGCGGATTCGCTCAGGCTGGCGGTGATCGTCGTCCCGCCGGTGACAACAGCACCCGCCGCCGCGCTTTCACCGAGCGCGTTCGGGAACGTCCCCGAGCTCGTCTCAGCGTCGCCAGTGGCGGCGCTCTCGCTGAGCGGCGAAGCAAACGTCTGCGTCGCCGTTTCGCTATCGCCAGCGGCAGCACTTTCCGCGCGCGCCGCCGTGATGACCAGGCCAGCGTTCAGCGCATCGGCACTGACCGCCGTCTCGCCGAGCAAGTTGCCGAAAACGCCCGTGCTCGTGACCGCGTCCGAAGCCGCCGCACTTTCAGCGAGCGCCGGTCCCCAAGTGACGACAGTCGTGGACGAATCGGCCGCCGCAGCCGTCTCAT